TCAGTTCACAGGACTTCCAGTTAGTAGTTCAAAAATACAAAAATGTGCATTTATAAAAGCTGTTAAAGAAAATAATAACTATGACCTAATGTTAATAGATAAAATTAAGAGAAGTAAAGAAGATGAAGAGTATGCATTTAACTGGTTTAAGAATAATTTATTGAATTGTACAGTTATAGATAATGAGAGAGACCAGACAAAAAGGTTTATAAATACAAGTGAAAATTGGATAAGAAATTCGATATATGATGCAGGTCAACAAGAAGCAGTTAGAAGGACTATAAAAGAAGAATTAGAGACTTTAGATGAAATAAATATACATGAGTTATCAGAAAAGCTGTCTAAGGATTTAACTCCTCAATTAAAAGAAAGTTTTATTGCTACAGCAACAATGCAAGCAGATGAAAATGTAAAAATAGATAAGCAGTATGTAGAAAAAAGGTTAAAGAGAATAAGATTAAAGATAGACCAAGACATAGATTTATATGTATCAAAAGTGGCATACAATGATCCAAGTAAGTTTGAAGTAATTAAAAATGGAGATGGCAGCATTAATATAGTACTTAAACACATCATGAATTATATAGAAAAGTAGAGGAATAGAATCATATGAGGGTATAGTTATAACACTATATTCTCATATGAAAATCAAATGATATTAAGGAGTTAGAATGGCTACAGAGTTATTTAATAGATTAAAAGTAGAAAATAGAGTGGAACTATGTAAGTTAATACTTAAGAAATATCTAGAGTATAGAAATTGGAATGATGTAGCTGACTATTTTTTAGTAAGCGATATAACAATAAGAAAATATGCTTATGATTTAAATGAATCAGATAAAGAAATATTAAAATTAAGAGTAGAAGTTAAGAAAGTTATTGAAAATAAAAAAGACTTTGGAGTATTAGGTAATAAAGCTCAAAAAAATAATAACATAAGAAGATCTAATCAATTTCTGAAAGATAATTGTCCTAAAGTTATAGAATATGGTGAGTTCTTAAATCTATTATGCTCATCAAATAATCCATGTAGTTTACTCACTACTGAAGAATGGCTCAAGGTTGCAAAGGATGAGCAAATAAAAGTAATCTAATTAGTTTTTAAAAGTAAGTTATAAGGGGTGGAATAAAATGATTAAGAGAGGGTATTTAAATAGGAATGAAAAAAATATAATGATGAGTTTAATGGCTGTAGCTAGATTAATTGAAGGTATTAAATCTCTAACAGTAAAAGAAAAACCTATATGGATAGATTGGAAAGAAAGAAACTTCTTGACATCAGTTGAGAGTAAATATATAAAGATGGCTCATACATATTTGATTAAATTCTTTAAAGAAGTATTGGATAGATTAGATGAGCGAGAAAAAGATATATTATTAAAGCAACTAATTAAATTCGATTTAAAGATTGTAGATGATTATAGTATGCAAAAAATATCTAGAGACATTGGAGATAGAATGATAAATGCAGCTGTACCCAGACAAGAATTCGAAAATTGGTGTGAGGAGATTATGGTTATTAGATGTAAAGATTGCAATAAAGAAAGTATAAATTGCAA